ACCTTTCCCGATGACCCTACCTATGCAAGTACGTTAAAACATTCAATTAGTGTTTGGTTTAAATGTACTACTTTAAATAGTGGCACTACCTACCTATTTGATACGGGCAACCAAAGATTAGGTTTTATTAGTTCCACAAGTCAATTGAGATATCAAATTACAGATTCACCTAATTCTGATGATATACGAATAAGTGGCTTAACCATTACAGATGGGAACTGGCATCACGTCTTAGCAACATTTGATGGCTCAACTCAGATAGCTAAGGTATATTATGATGGGGTGTTAGTCAATACTAAAAACCCAACTAACAATAACTCAACAGACCCACAATTAAATTATGGTATTGGTGCAGTTTATTTAGGTACAAACAGATGGTTCAATGGCAGTATTGATGAAGTAGCCTTTTGGCACGACACAGACCAAAGTGCAAACATAACAGATATTTACAACGGTGGCACACCAACTGATTTAAACTCACTTCCAACAGGCCCAACCAATTGGGTAAGAATGGGTGATGGTGCTACTTGGGATGGATTTACTTGGAATTTACCCGATTTAGGAGTAATGAATGGAAGTCCAAGAAGTAGAAATATGGAGGAGGCCGACAGACAAACAGACGTACCATAATGCATCACTCTTTAACATACGCAATAATAGCTGTAGCTGACATTGACTCAGTTGACTTCTCACAGGTTCCTGAGAACGATGCCGACACAGTGAGAAGGTCTGTAGATGGGACTAAGTTTGTTTTGAAGTGGGACACTGAGCCTACCTTTATTGCAGATGGAACGATTGTGCCTTTGTCGATATTGAGTTACGAGGCGTGTTTGGATTTAATGGCAACCCCGGAATGGACAGAGCCCGAAGAGTAATATCGTATAGGATATCCTTTGGCGTTGACTACTTTGTCACCTGTTCATCCAATGTAAAAGAGATTAAGTATAACCTAAAAGGATGACACTACTAGAGGCGGTAAATGGAATGGAGGGCGTTCACTTCAACGGGAAGGATGTTATCTACATCATTACCCTAGTGATTAGTGTTCTTGGAGGATGGTTTACTATGAAGGGCTCCATCGAGAAACTAAAGCACAGGCTAGAGGTGGCAGACAAACACATTGACTCCTGTCAGCAGGATGCGAAGGAGGAGGCTTTAGCTGCAAAGCATAGTCGGATCGGGATAAAGAAGCAGCTCCAAGAAGAAGTTAAAGACCTAACGGGACTCATGAACAGAAGGGTTGACATAGTAAAGAACGACCTGAAGGAGTTTCAGAAGGAGAATGCAAATGAAATCAATAAATTAAATGACCAAATCACCGCAATCAAGACTGATACGTCTGAGATTAAGGGGATGGTACAAATGCTTATATCTAATCAACAATGAAAATTTCTCCACACCTATCGTACAAGGAGGTCACTTATAGTGCCACCGCAGTTAGAAACGACATAGAGAACGAGCCTAACGGACCTCAGCTCTTAGCAATCAAGATAATGGCAGATAACTTATTCGAGCCATTGAGGGATTGGGTCGGTGGCCCGGTAAAGGTCAATAGCTGTTTCAGGTGTGAGGAGCTGAACAAAAAGATTGGTGGGTCTAGTAGCTCACAGCATATGGCGAACAATGGGGCGGCCATAGATATTGATGACACTTATGGACACAAGACGAATGCTGAGATGTTCTTCTATGTAAAGGACAACTTAGACTTCGACCAACTCATATGGGAGTTTGGTGACGATGAAAATCCTTCTTGGGTCCACATGTCTTACAATAAGGCGGGGAACAGGAAACAGGTATTGAAAGCCTGCAAGATAGATGGCAGGACTAGATACATTAGTTATGACTAAGAGTGGTTAGAAGGAATCGGCTATTTTACGACATAGAGACCTCGTTCAATATAATTGCTGACTTTGCCTGCGGGTACAACAAAACAATACGACCCAATCAAATAATCAAAGAGAGAGAGATAATATGCGTGTCCTACAAATGGGAGGGCGACGATCAGGTGCACTCATTAAGGTGGTCAAAGAAACAGTCCGACAAGTCGTTACTGAAGAAGTTTGTCAAGGTGATGAATAATGCAGACCAACTTGTAGCGCACAACGGTGACCGATTTGACTTGCGTTGGATAAAGTCAAGATGCCTGTACCATGGGATAGAAACAGAGAATAGTTACAGGACTGTAGATACATTGAAGATGGCTAGAACTAATCTATATATGAACAGCAACAAGCTAGATTATTTGGCCGGGTACTTTGGTATCGGGAGCAAGACTGATACGGGAGGTTTTGATTTATGGAAGAGGGTGTGTCTTGATAATGATCAGGAGGCACTTGACAAGATGATTGAGTACTGTGAGAATGATGTGGTGATACTAGAGGGTGTGTTCCATAAGCTAAGAAAGCTCTCGAAGGCTAACATTCACTATGGCGCACTATGGGATGGTAAGAAGTTCACCTGTCCTGAATGTGGTACTGCCCACGTAAAGATGAGAAAGAGATACACAACCACAACCGGTGTTATGCGTTTTAATATGAAATGCACTTTATGTGAAACCTCTTACACGATATCGGGTAAACAGTACCAAGATTTACTGAATTATAAGATGCTAAACAACATAAAATAGAAAAGTTATGATAGATAGATTGTTTACTAGTGGTATAGTAACCACAGCAATAGGCGTTCTTGTTTTGGCAGGAGCTGTCTACATGTACATGTCAAAGTCTTTTACCTCTATGGAGGCAGGAGAGTTGGCAGCAATAGGAATAATGTTCTTGAGAACTAAAGACTCTCTGATAGGGCTACCTCCTAAGAAATGAGAATAGACGCTAGGACCATCTTATTATTGGCGGTCATAGCTATCCTGTGCTTCCTGTGGCTAGATTCTTGCCAAGGCAGGAAGATTGCCGAGGACCAAGCTGTCGCATTATCAAACTATAAGGACACCGCAATGGTGTACAGGGCTCGTAATGGCGAGATGATATCCTATAACAAAGCTATAGAGATAAGCGAGAAAAGGTTCTTGGCACTAAAGGATAGTATGAAGAGCGAGTTTAAGAACCTAAAGATAAAGAACCTGACCTCGCACACAGAGGTCATAACCATCTACAAGGTGGATACTGTAACTGAGGTATTTACCGACACCCTTCCCTGTGCTGATTTCAGGAAGGAGTTCAACATTGATAGTTTACACTACAGCATATCCGGGGCGATAACAAAGAGGGACATCACCTTCGCCTCCATCCTGATCCCCAACAAGCAGAGCATTACTGTAGGCACAAAGAAGAACGGGTTGTTCAAGAAGAACGAGTACATCGTTGCGCTGAAGAACAGCAATCCTTATGTGAGTGCTACAGGAATCAAGAGCTACACATTCAAGCCTGATACTAAGTGGTATCAAAGGGGGTGGGTTAAGTTCGCAGCAGGCACAGTGGCAGGAGTCATGGTGTATCGGGCTATAAAAAACTGATAGGAAATATTTATCTATCTTTGTGTAAAATCAAATTCAAATGAAATTAGACAAAGAAGAACTAGAAGAATTGACTCGTCTGCATGGCACACTTCAAAAAAGCAAGATGGCCATTGGCGATTTAGAACTACAAAAAGCAACACTAATCGACTCGGTTAGACAATTGAAGAAGGAGTTTACTGCGGCTGAAGACAAGCTGATTGAGAAATACGGAAAGGACTCCATCATAAATATGCAGACCGGGGAGGTAAAACAAAAAGACAATGGCTAGAATAAGCGACACATCCTCATACCCATTAACAACCCCTGCAGGTTCCGACTATCTGATTGGAACCGACGTAAACGATTCAGACAAGACTAAAACATTTTCAGTAGACAGCCTAGCGGCTTATGTATTGGGATCAGGCTCTGCCTATGTAGTTCCTGTCTATACCTCAGCAACCGCAATAGGTCAGTCTATTATATCTCAGGACGCTGCTGTAGGTACACTGATTACTGTTGCCGGGTCGTTAACTATCAATGCAGATGCTAACCTAGGAACCTTGTTGTCCTCTAATGAGGGAACACTGACTCTTGACTTGGGTAGAGGTGCGGGTGCTCAGACCGTTAGGATTGGTGTTGATGATACAGACACTTTAGAGATTGAGGCTACTACATCTCTTCAGGGTCCAATGAAGGACTCGACCAATACGTTGGGTGGTGCAGGGGAGGTGCTAACATCAGACGCTAGTGGGTTTGTTACTTGGCAGACTCCTGCCGGGACAGGAACGGTAACGAGTGTTGCTGTTGATGGAGGGGTGACAGGGTTCACAACTATAGGTAGCCCAATCACATCTTCAGGTACCATAACCTTAGCTCCGGTAGGTGGCTCTACAGGACAGGTGCTGATTCTAGACCCTGTAACACCATGGCAGAACTCGATACTTACACCATCTCTTAATGGTACAAATGTGGTTTTGGTTACTCAACCATCTGACCTTCCAACTACTCTTGTTGCTAATACTACATATTTAGTAAGGGGGCAGATAACTATACCGGGTGGTAGTGAGATAACTGTTAGTAGCGGCAACGCAATTATAGGATTGAATAGGGACCTTGATGGATTGATTTACACAGGAACATCGAGATTGATTACTGTAACAGATCAGGACTTTACGATGAGGAACTTAAGTCTTAAAGCTACAGACTCTGCAGGACTTATTCTTTCTGCTTCAAACATTGATGTGGCAGACCCAACAAACAACTACCAAAGAACAAAGGTTTTAGATTTTGACCATTTAAAAATTCAGAACTCGACAAATGTTTGGAGAATAACCGGGTTCGAGTTGATAGATTTAAACAACTGCTTGTTTTGGTACATTGTTGATGGGACAACGGGATGTGAGTTTACTTCGGTAAGACACTTAGAGATATCCTCATGTGAGTTTTACAATTGGTTTGAGGAGGGTAATCCTGCCAACTTAGACACATATAGACAGATTTCAATATTAGCAGATGCTGCTGTTGGTGTTGGTAATGGTGTTATAAACATAAACTCATCAATCATACATCCTGAAACAACTCAGGATGGATTGTATGTTGACCCTGCAAGTACAACAGGATTCGGAACAATTGCCTCTAACACATTTACAGATACGAACCTAACAACAGGAGTTCTGTTAGACCTTGACTACAATACTCAAAACACTTTTATTATTCAGGCTAACCAAGGAGTTGCAAACAGTAATGCAACGGGGATAATGCAGATAGCCGATAATGTTATTGAGTCGAACAACGCAGGAGCAGTAGGGCCTCCTTATGATGTGGTTGTGCAGGACTCGACATTTGTGGGTGGTGCAGGACCAACAGGGGGTATTCAGTTCCCGGTTGCAACTAGGGTTCTAACAAGTACAGCCACAGGGTCGTTCACTTACAACAGCAAGATAGATGCTAGTTTTAGTGTTATGCTTACAGCGAACATATTAGTTCCCGCAAATGGAACTTTTAATGTTTCTTTGTCTTTGAGGAAGAATGCTGTGAAATTGTTTACCATAACTCAGGAGCATAGAAACTCAGGGGGTGTGTTTGAACCAAAGCAGACAAGCTTACCTGTGATAGGGACAACAACCTTTGGTGATGTATTTGACGTTGTAGTTGGAATTGACACAGCTCAGAACGTAGTAATTAGCGACCTGTACTTGACAGGTTATCAAATTTAATTGAATGGACATAAGGAAGATAGCTGTCGGCCCTGACTATAAGTCCGGGGCAATGCACTACATAGTAGGGCAGAAGATTCTAAATGATAGCTATGTTATTCACTTGATAAAGTATAACGATAGGAAGGACTCCTTTGAGATATGGATAGAGCGTGGTGATGAGGTTCTACTATGGAAGGAGTTTAGCTCTACAGTTCCTGTGTCGATAGAATACAATATATATTTTCAATGAGGTCACCGCATTATTTTATAGCCAAACCAATTGGCGGCAACAGATATTCAAATACAAAATCTATAGGTGGTCTAGACCTGATCGTAAGCACATCGGAGGAGGACCACAAGTTCTCCAACCGGGAGGCTGAGGTGATAGAGACACCAATAGGCTATGAGGGTCCAATAAAAAAAGGTGATATCCTTTTGGTCCATCACAACGTATTTAAGTATTACAACGACATGAAGGGGAACAGGAGGAGTGGTAAGAGCTTCTTTAAGGACGACATGTTCTTCATAGAGCCTGATCAGTTCTTCATGTACAAGAGTGACAGCAGATGGATGGCTCATGATAGGTTCTGCTTTGTTGAGCCTATACCTCCTCAGGACTGCTACATTGTTAAGCCAATGAGTGAGGAGCCCTTGATGGGTAAGATGCTTTACCCTAATGAGTACCTCAGGTCGATGGGTTTAAAGAAGGGTGACGTTGTTGGGTTTGACCCGGAGGTGAAATATGAATTTAATGTAGATGGCAAAAAGATGTACAGGCTTTACGACCATCAGATAACTCTAGCATTATGAACAGTAAAGACATAAAGCTTAAGATAATACAGGCCGGAGAGAAGGCAGTAAAGGAGCTGATCAAGGTAGCTCAGGAGGACATAATAAAGCCTGATCCTGACGATGAGTTGGCTGCTGACAGGCTAAAGAATGCTGCGGCGACAAAGAAGCTTGCTATATTCGATGCCTTTGAGATCTTAACTAGGATAGAGCAGGAGAAAGAAAATATTGAGATGTCCGAGAGGGGACCATCTAGAACAGATACTAATGTAGGTTTTGCAGAAAGAAGGTCGAGGAAATAAGTTATATACCGTATTAGAGGGTTATGTTCCGTCTAGCGTTCTTAAGACTAAGAACAGGAGCAGGACTTGGCTGTATGGATATAATGAGAAGTATGACCTGATTGTAATATCAAAGACCGGACAGATTGGGGAGATCGTAAACATATACGGTCTTGTGGTGGCACTACCAAAAAGCCCCCATCAGTGGGAGAAAACTAAGCAGGATTATTGGGTAAGGGAGGAGCTACCAAAGCCTCTTCAGAAGATACAGTCTATATTCCAATGGAACGAGATGCCATCGACATTTAAGGACAAGTGGGTTGACTACATTGAGGAGGAGTTTGACCGTAGAGAGTTTGGCTATTGGTTTCAGAACAACGGCAAGCCGACTTACATAACCGGGGCTCACTACATGTACCTTCAGTGGTCTAGCATTGACGTTGGGTATCCTGACTTCAGGGAGGCCAACAGGATCTTCTTTTTATTTTGGGAGGCATGCAAGGCTGACAAGAGAAGCTTTGGATTGGACTACTTAAAGATCAGGCGGTCCGGGTTCTCGTTCATGTCATCATCTGAGTGTGTCAACGTAGGCACACTAGCTAAGGACTCTAGGATCGGTATACTATCTAAGACCGGGCCTGATGCTAAGAAGATGTTTACCAACAAGGTTGTTCCCATTGCAAACAGGCTTCCATTCTTCTTCAAGCCCATACAGGATGGTATGGACAAGCCGAAGACTGAACTAGCGTTCCGGGTTCCTGCATCCAAGATCACAAAGAAGAACATGTACGACATTGATCAGGAGCAGATGGAGGGATTGGATACTACTATAGATTGGAAGAACACAGACGACAACTCCTACGATGGTGAGAAGCTATTGTTCCTAGCCCATGATGAGAGTGGGAAGTGGCTAAAGCCAAATAACATCCTGAACAATTGGAGGGTTACCAAAACATGCCTGCGTTTGGGTAGTAAGATAATTGGCAAGTGCATGATGGGGTCTACCTGTAATGCATTAGACAAGGGGGGTGGTAACTTCAAGAAGTTATTTGAGAGCTCGGATGTACTCAACAGGAATGCCAATGGTCAGACCAAGAGTGGATTGTACTCTTTATTTATACCTATGGAGTGGAACATGGAGGGGTTCATAGACCGTTATGGCATGCCTGTGTTTAGAAAACCGGACGAGCCTATTGTTGGTATAGATGGCGAGATGATAACAAACGGAGCCATTGACTATTGGGAGGCTGAGGTTGAGTCACTAAAGGATGACCCTGACGCACTGAATGAATTTTACAGACAGTTCCCAAGGAGTGAGTCGCATGCGTTCAGGGATGAGAGCAAGTCATCACTGTTCAACCTGACTAAGATATATCAGCAGATAGACTACAACGACTCTATGATCAATGAGCACTTCTTAACAAAGGGTAGCTTTCATTGGCAGGACGGTCAGAAGGACACCAAGGTTATATTTAGCCCTGACACAAGAGGTAGGTTCTTGGTGAGTTGGACACCTCCTAAGAACATGCAGAACAATGTCATATCTCAGAGAGGGGTCAAGCGTCCGGGCAACGAGCATGTTGGAGCTTTTGGATGTGACACCTACGACATATCCGGAACGGTAGGCGGTGGTGGATCGAAGGGTGCGCTCCATGGGTTGACCAAGTACAACATGGATGATGCACCTAGCAATGAGTTCTTCTTGGAGTACGTTGCTAGACCGCAGACAGCAGAGATATTTTTTGAGGACGTACTGATGGCGTGTGTTTTCTATGGGATGCCCATCCTTGTGGAGAACAACAAGCCGAGGCTACTGTATCATTTTAAGAACAGGGGGTACAGGCATTTCTGTCTGAACAGACCTGATAAGCATTACAATAAATTATCTAGAACAGAGAAGGAGTTGGGTGGTATCCCTAACACCTCTGAGGATGTTAAGCAGGCTCATGCTGCAGCCATAGAGTCCTATGTTGAGAAGTATGTTGGACTTGATTTCTCGGGAGCATACCGGGAGCCGGATGTGATAGGGTCAATGCCATTTACAAAGACGCTCATTGATTGGGCTAAGTTTGATATAAACAACAGGACCATGCACGATGCGTCAATAAGCTCGGGCTTGGCGATTATGGCTACTCAGAAGCACCTATATGTGCCTGAAAAAAAAGAGTCAAAAATAAGCGTTAACTTTGCTAGATACAATAACAGGGGTAGAACAAGTGAATTAATTACATAATGAAAGACGTAAAAGTAAGCATTACATCTGCCGAATTTCCAAGCCAATTTGTCTCTGATGCAGAGAAGGCTAGTGATGAGTTTGGTCTTCAGATAGGACAGGCCATACAGTACGAGTGGTTTCGGAGAGATGGCAATCAGTGTCGGTACTATAATCAATGGAGAGACTTTCACAGGCTGAGACTATACGCAAGAGGAGAGCAGTCGATAGCTAAGTACAAGAACGAGCTTGCTATTGATGGAGACCTGTCTTACTTAAATCTTGATTGGACCCCTGTACCGATCATCCCTAAGTTTGTAGACATTGTTGTTAACGGAATGTCTGACAGGTTGTTCAAGGCCAAAGCGTTCTCTCAGGACGCAATGTCTCAGGCCAAGAGAAGCAAGTATCAGGACATGATCGAGGGTCAGATGGTTGCAAAGGATATGCTCTCAACAATAGAGCAGAACACAGGACTTCAGATGTTTGTCACATCCCCTGAGGAGCTACCCCAAAATGATGAGGAACTTGCCTTGTATATGCAGCTTAAGTACAAGCCTGCCATCGAGATAGCAGAGGAGGAGGCTATAGACACCCTGTTCGAGGAGAACCACTACCTAGATCTTAGAAAGCGTTTTGATTATGACCTAGCTGTTTTAGGTATTGCAGTTGGCAAGCATGAGTTCCTTCCCGGCGCAGGAGTAAAGATATCATACGTTGATCCTGCTAATGTAGTATACAGCTACAGTGAAGACCCTCACTTTAAGGACTGTTTTTATTGGGGCGAGATAAAGACTGTTCCAATTACCGAGACAAGAAAGATAGACCCTAGCCTAACCAACGAGGACTTGGAGA